TTTTACGGTTTTCAACCCGCTGAAAAGCCCCCGACGACGCCGCGCGCTACCCTGCCGGTATGAACCTCGCCCATGCCTGCAATCTGCTGCTCGACGCCGCTCTCCCGGAGTGGATTCAACTGCTGCCCGCCGGCCCTGCCATTCAGGGCACCGATGGCCGAACCTGGACGCTCGACGATCCCGCCGCCGTGGTGAGCGCCTTCCAACAGCGCAAGACCCCCCTGGTGATCGACTGGGAGCACGCCTCGGAGTATCGCGCCCCTCAAGGTCTGGAGTCGCCGGCATCCGGTTGGATTCATGAACTGGCTGTTCGCGACGGCCAAGTGTGGGGACGGGTCGAGTGGACCGGGCGCGCGGTGCAACAGATTCAGGACAAGGAATACCGCTATCTCTCGCCGGTGTTCACCTACCGCAAAGACACCCGCCAGATCGTCGCCCTGACCAGCGCGGGCCTGACCAATCAACCGAATCTGGACCTGACAGCCCTCAACCGCGAGGAATCGCCCATGCCTATTCCTGTTGCCCTGTGTCGCGCGCTGGAAATCTCCGAAGACGCTGACGAAGAGACGGTTCTCGCCTGTATCCAGGCGCTGAGGGCCGGCATTTTGACCGGCCGGAACCGCGCCTTCGTGCCGCCGCTGGAGAAATTCGTGCCGCGCGCCGATTACGACGCCACACTGGCCCGGGCCACCAATGCCGAGCAAAAGCTGGCCGATCTGGAAACGACCCAGCGCCAGGCGCAGATCGACACCTTGATCGAGAAAGCGTTGCACGCCGGTCAGATCGTCCCCGCCACGAAAGACTACTACGCCGCCATGTGCCAGACGGCCAGTGGCGTGGCTGAATTCGAGAAGTTCCTCGCCAAGGCACCTGCCGTGATCGGCGGTGATTTGGGCCTGGACGGCAAGAAGCCACCCCAGGGCACGGCGCTCAACGCCGAACTGCAACAGGTCGCCGCGCTGTTTGGTAATAGCGCTGAAGACCTCAAGAAATACGGAGGCTTGCAATGACCGCGCTGGCTGCTGACCGCAACACCCCCTATCAAGACGGCTACGACATCAGCGTCAAGGTCGCCGCCGCCACCACGATTTACGCCGGTTCCATCGTGATGGCCAATGCCAGCGGCTATGCCATCCCCGGCGCGACCGCCACCGGCCTGGTTTGCCTGGGCCGCGCCGAAGAGGCCGTTACTAATGCCGGATCGGCAGGCGATGAGAGCCTTGCCGTGCGCCGGGGCAAGGCGTTCAAGTTCGCCAATGACGGCGGCGACGCCGTGGTGCAGGCCGACCTCGGCAAGACCTGCTACATCACCAACGACCAGACCGTAAGCCATACCGCGACCGGCAAAACCGCTGCGGGCAAAGTGCTCGGCGTCGAAGCCGATGGCGTCTGGGTGTTCATCACCTAACGGCGTCTGCGCGCTCATTATTCAAAGGAGATTGTCATGCTGGTCAATGCCGCCACCCTCAGCGCCGTGTTCCTGAACCTGCGCACCGATTTCAACCGTGCCTTTGCTGCCGCGCCGACCCAATGGGCCAAAGTCGCCATGCGCGCGCCCTCCGGCGGGGCGCAAAACGATTACGCCTGGCTGTCCGAGTTTCCGAAGATGCGCCGCTGGGTGGGCGAGAAAAACATCAAGAGCCTGGCCGCGTTCAAATATGTCCTCGTCAACGAGGATTGGGAAACCACCGTCGAGGTGGATCGCAATCACATCGAAGACGACACCCTGGGGATTTATGCGCCGCAAGCGCAGTCCGCCGGGTTCGCCGCCGCACAGTTCCCCGATGAGCTGGTTTTCTCGCTGTTCAACTTTACCGGCAAGGGGTTCGATGGCGTGCCCTTCTTTGCCACCACCCACAAAGTCGCCGGGGCCAACGTCAGCAACAAAGGCACGGCGCCGCTGTCGGTCGCCACGCAAGCGGCCGCTATCGCCAGCTACGGCGCGGGCCGCACCGCCATGCGCAAATTCAAGGACGACGAAGGCCGCACGCTGAACGTGGTCGCCGACACCCTGGTCGTGCCCCCGGCCCTGGAACATGTGGGTAACGCGCTGCTGGTCAATGACCGGCTTGAAGACGGCAAGCCCAATCCTTACAAGGGCACCGCGCAACTGCTGGTCGTGCCGGATCTGGCCACCGACACCGAGTGGTATCTGCTCGATACCAAAAAGCCGGTCAAGCCATTCATCTACCAGGAACGCAAAGCGCCGGTCTTCGTCCAGCAGACCGACCCGCAGGCCGACGATGTGTTCATGCGCCGCAAGTTCAAGTATGGCGCGGAAGCGCGCGCCGCCGGGGGCTATGGCTTCTGGCAGTTGGCCTACGGCAGCACCGGCGCGGGTTAACCCCCAAACGATGGAAGCTCACGGTTCCGAAACGCTGATCTGTAGCGCCTTGCGCGCGTTGGCTCTGGCGCTACGATGACCTACGCCACGCAAGACGACATCGAGGCGCGCTATCCCGGCGAGCTGGCGCAAGCCGGTCCGCGGGACAGCAGCAACACGCTGGACGATGCCGCCATTGAATTGGCGCTGGCCACCGCGGACGCGACGATTGACCGCACCCTGCGGGTGATCGGCTGGCCGGTGCCGCTGACCGTCGATCCCATCCCGGACTGGATCAAGGCGTTGAGCGTCGATCTGGCACTGTACCTGGCCACCCCCACCGCCCTGGCCAGCCAGGAGGATTTTGCCGACCGCAAGGCCCGCTATCGCGCCGCCCTGGCACAACTGGACGCCATCGCTCAAGGGGAGACGCTCCCACCGCGCCCGGACGGTATGACGCCGTTAACGACCGTTTATACAGCCAGTAACACCCGGTTATTTGGCCGAGGCGCGCTATGAAGCCGAGCCAGATTCAGGACACCATCGTCGCCGCCCTGGCCGCCCGCTACCCGGCCTTCAAAGTGGAGGCACACGGCGGCAACTTCACTGAGCGCGAAGTGCCCTTGCTGCTGAAACAGGCCCCAGCCCTGCTGGTGGCCTGTGTCACCGTGCCCGGCCTGACGCCCGCCGGGGTGGATAAATGGCGCAGCACGCTGCGTTGGGCGGTGTTCGTGTTCGGTTCCGACACGGCCACCGCCGAACGGGATGATGTCGCGCTGGACACCGTCTTTGACCTGCTGCTGTGGCTGCCCGGCCAACGCTGGGGGCTACCCGAGGCGCGTGTGCCCAATCAAAACTCATTCAACGCCGACAATCTCTATACCGGCTCGCTGAATAATCTGCGCATCGCTCTTTGGGGGCTGCGCTGGGAACAGACCTTTACCTTTACTGTGCCTTAGGAGGCCCGCATGGCCACTGGTTTGCTAGTTGCAATTGACGCTTACTATGCGCGCTTGAGCGCGGGCGCGAACATCGGCTTTTACGACGTGCCCAACACCACGGTCCTTAAGCTCACCCATCCCGACCCGGACAAGGTCGAGCGCATCAGCTACAAGCGCAGCACCTACGGGCAAGCGCTGGACAGCTACAACCGGCCCAAACCGGTGGAAATCGAATTCACCATCGATGACTGTGACCCGGATTGGCTGAGTATGGCCATGTTGGGCGTTCCGGCGGCCTATACCCAATCGGCGCGCCTGATTGGCGATGCCGCAACCGACTTTACTGCCCGGCATGATCGATGGGTCTCGCTGTCGCACAATTCGCTGACCAACTTCGTCATCAGCGGCAAAACCCTGGGTACGGATTACGAACTGGACCTCATCGGCGGCCTGTGCAAAGTGCTGTCCACCGGGACGATTGCCGACGAAAGCGCTGTGAGTTACACGGCAGCGGCGCCTGCGCGTACCGGGCAGAAGATCGATGCGGGCACCGAGACGGTGATCCAGTTGGCGATTCGCGGCATCGGCAAGAACCTGTTCAACGACAAGGAAATAGAAGTCAACGTTTGGCAGGCCAACGTCAGCCCGTCCGGGTCGCTGGATTTCATCAGCAAGGAACCGATCAGTCTGACGTTCAAGGGAACGTGCGTGGTGCCGTCCGGGAAGACCGGGCCGTATCAGTACCTTGAGCACGCCTGAGCGTAGGTCATGCCCGATGACATCACGCTCGGCGGGGTGACCCTGCCGGGCGATTTGCGCTGGATAGATGAATTTGCCTGGAGTCCCGTGGCGCGCAGTCAGGAATACAGCCTAACGGGGGCGCTGATTGTGCAAGAGGCCGCCAAGCAGACCGGCCGCCCGATCACGCTGGAGGCGAAAAACGAAAGCGCGGGCTACATCTGTCTGGCGCGGTCCCAGGTGGCCGCGCTTTATGCCCTGGTCAGTACGCCCGGATGGGCCGGGACGCTGACCTTGATGGACGGGCGCAGCTTCGCCGTGGCGTTCCGCGACGAGGGTTTGAGGGCGGACCCGGTACGGCACATCGCGCCGCATGAAGACGCGGACGCTTATACCCTGACTTTGCAGTTGCAGACGATTTAATGCTTCTCCCACCCACCAACCCATTGTTATTGGAGGTTTATCATGGCTCTTGATCAAGGCACCCTGGACGCTGTCAACAACAGTAATTTCAAAACCATTGCCGAAGCGAGCGCGGCCGGATTGGCGCAAGCCCTGGCCATTCAGGCGCAAAACGCTGCCGCTCATCAAAACCGCGTGAATGTCTTGGCCGAGTCCGCGCTAGCCGCCGCGCTGAAAAACCAGACGGAACTCGATCCAACCGAGGCCGCCTCGATTCGTAAGGTCGATAACGCCGATTTAGCCAAGGTCCTGGCGGAACTCGGCTCCGCCATTGCCAGTATTCAGCAGAGCATCAAGGGCGCGCAAACCACGCTCCCGGAAACCGGTCGCTAATCGCCTCGCAGGGTGCGCACTGCGTGCCCTGCTTATCTATTTATCGGCTTCATAAAGACCTATTAACCCCCGTTTTAATCCTCCCTTATGGCTGAACGCAACCTCGCACTGCAACTGATCATCAGCGCTAAGGACGAAGCGACCGCGCTGTTTGGGCGGATTTTCGGCTATCTGGATGACAACACCAAAGTCATTGCCGGGAAAATCCGCAATGCCTTCACCAATGTCTTTGGGGGCGGCGCAGCCAGCGCCCTCGAATTGGAGGCCCAGCTTGACCGCGTGGCCGCCAAGGGCGGCTACACCGCCACGGAAATGGTCCAGCTCAAGGCCGCTGCCCAGCAACTGGGCGTGCAGTTTGGCGTTACGGGCGTGGAAGCTGCACACGGCATGGAAACCTTGGCCGCAGCTGGATTGTCGGCGGCGGACGCGATCAAGACCCTACCGCAAGTGCTGGCGCTGGCCAAAGCCGAGCAAATCAGCACCGATTTAGCCGCCGAGC